AAACTTGCTTTATTAGTCCACGATGAAAGTGGTAAGTGGGAAAAGCCAGATAATATATTAAACAACTGGAGAGTTACAAAAACCTGCCTTAGATTAGGTAGTAGAATCATTGGTAAGTGTATGATGGGTTCAACGTCGAATGCTTTAGACAAAGGTGGTTCTAATTTTAAGAAATTATATAACGACAGTGATGTCACAAAAAGAAATGCAAATGGTCAAACACGTTCTGGTTTATACTCTCTGTTTATCCCAATGGAATGGAACTATGAGGGCTTCATTGATGAATTTGGAAAACCTGTCTTCGATACTCCCCGACGCGACGTTCGTGGACCCGACGGTGAATTAATAGACATAGGTATAATAGAGTATTGGAATAATGAAGTAGAAGGTTTAAAAGGAGATCAAGATGGTTTAAATGAATTTTATCGTCAGTTTCCAAGAACTAAAGAACATGCCTTTAGAGATGAAACTAAAAGCAGTCTATTTAATCTAACTAAAATATACGAGCAAATAGATTACAACGAAGGTATTAGAAACACTTCTGTAATAACAACAGGAAGCTTTCAATGGGTTAATGGAGTTAAAGATACGCAAGTAGTTTTTACACCTGATCCAAATGGAAGGTTTAAAGTTAGTTGGGTTCCGCCTAGAAATCTTCAAAATAGAGTGATAGTTAAGAATGGAATGAAATATCCTGGTAACGAACACGTTGGAGCATTTGGCTGTGACAGTTATGATATTAGTGGTACGGTTGATGGTAGAGGTTCTAATGGAGCGCTTCATGGTTTAACAAAGTTTTCAATGGAAGACGCACCTAGAAGTAGCCTTTTTTTAGAATACATAGCAAGACCTGCTACTGCAGAGATATTTTTTGAAGATGTTCTTATGGCTTTAGTTTTTTATGGTATGCCTATTTTGGCTGAGAATAACAAACCAAGACTATTATATTACTTAAGAAGAAGAGGTTACAGGGGATATTCTATGAATAGACCAGATAAGGCTTGGAATAAACTATCCACAACTGAAAAAGAAGTTGGAGGTATGCCAAACTCAAGCGAAGATATTAAGCAAGCACATGCTGCTGCTATTGAAATGTACATTAACGACCACGTAGGTCACTTAGGTGATGGGAATTATGGTTCAGTATATTTTCAAGAAACACTGAATGATTGGGCTAAGTTTGATATAAATAAAAGAACAAAGCATGATGCATCTATTAGCTCAGGGTTAGCTATAATGGCGTGCAATAGACATTTATACACACCAGATAAACCAAAGGTAAAAAGAAAACAATTTAGTATAGGTTTTTCAAGATATAAGAACGATGGATCGTCATCACAAATAATTAAAGATTAAATATGTCTGAGTCAGTTATTAAAAGCACCTTTCCTAGTCAAGTCGTTAGCGACTTAGAGAAGATTAGCTATGATTATGGTATGAAGGTAGCTAAAGCTATTGAGCAAGAGTGGTTTAGTGATAGCTATAGTAGTTATAGTAATTATAGGTATCAAGACAATCAAGCAAACTTCCATAGGCTTAGATTATATGCTAGAGGAGAACAATCAATACAAAAATACAAAGATGAGTTATCTATAAATGGTGATTTGTCTTATTTGAATTTAGACTGGAAGCCAGTACCCATTATCCCCAAGTTTGTTGATATTGTAGTTAATGGTATTGCAGATAGAACTTACGATATAAAAGCTTATTCTCAAGATCCTTTTGGCGTAGAGAAAAGAACTGAGTACATGGAGGCTATACTAGCTGATATGCGAGCTAAAGAAATAAACGACTTTTCTGAACAAGCGTTAGGTGTAAATATAAGAAACTTTGAGCAAGACGACTTACCTGAGAATGAAGATGAGTTAGCATTACACATGCAATTAGAATACAAACAAGCTGTAGAGATTGCTGAAGAACAAGCTATCAATGTATTATTAGAAGGTAATAGATATGAGCTTACTAAGAAAAGATTTTATTACGATCTAACTGTACTAGGTATAGGTGCTGTTAAAACAGACTTCAACACATCAGAAGGTGTTACCGTTAAATATGTAGACCCTGCAAATTTAGTGTACTCATATACTGAGTCTCCTTATTTTGAAGATATATACTATGTAGGTGAAGCTAAAGTAATTCCAATAAACGAATTAAAAAAGCAGTTTCCACACTTAACGCAAGAAGAGTTAGCAGAGATTGAAACAACAAGTACTCAAAACTTGGGTAGGTTTAATACTCCTAACACTCCAGAAACAGATTACGATAATAATCAAGTTACTGTTCTTTACTTCAACTACAAGACTTATATGAATGAAGTCTACAAAGTTAAAGAAACTGCAACAGGTGCTGATAAAGCAATTGATAGAGACGATACATTTGAAGGACCACAAGGAGAAGATGCTGGTTTTGAGAAGCTTCAAAGATCTATAGAAGTTCTGTATGAAGGAGCTTTAGTAGTTGGGTCAGATAAATTATTGAAGTGGGAATTGTCTAAAAACATGATGAGACCTAAAAGTGATTTCACTAAGGTTAAAATGAATTACTCTATTGTAGCTCCAAGAATGTATAATGGCGTAATAGAATCGCTTGTAAGTAGAATAACTGGTTTTGCTGATATGATACAGCTAACTCATTTAAAGCTACAACAAGTAATGTCTAGAATCGTTCCTGATGGGGTTTACTTAGATGCTGATGGTTTAGCTGAGGTTGATTTAGGTAATGGAACAAACTACAATGCTCAAGAAGCTTTAAATATGTTCTTCCAAACAGGTTCTGTTATTGGTAGATCATTGACTGCTGATGGAGATATGAATCCTGGTAGAGTTCCTATCCAAGAATTACAATCTGGTAGTGGTGGTAGTAAAATGCAAAGCCTAATAGGTACGTATAATTATTATTTACAAATGATTAGAGATACTACCGGGCTAAATGAAGCTAGAGACGGTAGTGCTCCAGATAAAAATGCTTTAGTAGGTATTCAGAAGTTAGCAGCAGCAAACTCTAATACAGCAACAAGGCATATATTACAAGCTGGTTTATTCTTAACTACAGAGACAGCGGAAGCTTTATCACTTAGAATATCTGATATTATAGAGTACTCTCCAACTAAAAATGCTTTTATACAAGCTATAGGAGCTCACAATGTAGCTACACTAGAAGAGATGAGTAGTTTGCATTTGTATGACTTTGGTATATTCTTAGAGCTAACTCCAGATGAAGAGGAAAAAGCTATGTTAGAAAATAACATACAAGTAGCTTTAGCTCAGCAAAACATAAACCTTGAAGATGCTATTGATCTAAGGGAAATTAAAAACGTTAAGTTAGCTAATCAACTATTAAAGATAAGAAGAAATAAGAAGTTGAAGCAAGATCAATTAATGCAACAACAAAATATACAGTTACAGCAACAAGCTGCTCAACAAACAGCTGCAGCTCAAGCTCAAATGGATGTACAGAAACAACAGAGCGCTATGCAGATGGAAATGCAGATGGAACAAATGAAAGCTCAGTTAGGCAATCAAAAGATGATGAGTGAAGCTGGATTAAAGAAAGAGTTAATGATGTTAGAGTTTCAAATGAATATGGAACTTAGACAAATGGAACTTGAAACAGTTTCTGCTAAAGAAACAGAGAAAGAAGATAGAAAAGACGAAAGAACTAAGATACAAGCAAGCCAACAATCAGAGCTTATAGAGCAAAGAACTAACAAATCAGCGCCTAAAAACTTTGAATCATCAGGTAATGATGTAATGACAGGTGGCTTTAACTTAGGTAATTTTGAACCAAGATAAAACCAACTAATTAATTTTATATTTTATATTATGAGTAAAAAGAAACATTTTGAAAAAGACGAAGAACCAACTAAATTAAACATTGATAACTTTGCTCCGCAAGAGGAGAAAGAAGATGTTACAAAATTAGATTTAAGTGAACAACCAGCAGAAGATACAAGTAGTACAGTTGACACAGCAGGAGTGGATGGAAGCGATGAAGCTACCGTTGCCGCACCGGAACAAGAAGAAGTACAGGCGCAAGAAGAAGCACAAGTTGAGTCAATAGTAGAAGAAGTAACTCAAGAAGAAGTTAATGCAGCTACGGAACAAGTTGAAGAAGCTATAGCTGAAGCGGAGGCTACTGGAAATCCTTTACCGGAAAGTATACAAAAGCTAGTTGCATTTATGGACGAAACTGGTGGAGACCTTAACGACTACATGAAATTAAATGCAAATGTAGACGAACTTGATAACATGACAGCTTTAAAAAGCTATTATGAAACCACAAAACCTCATCTATCATCTGAAGAAGTAGACTTCTTATTAGAGGATAAATTTAAGTACGATGAAGACTATGATGATGAAAAAGACATAATGCGCAAGAAGCTAGCTTTAAAAGAAGAAGTAGCAAGCGCTAAGTTACATTTAGAAGATCAAAAATCTAAATACTACGAAGAAATAAAAAATGGTTCGAAGCTAACACCTGAGGCCAACAAAGCTTTGCAGTTCTTTAATAGATATAATAAAGAGCAAGAAGTTACAAAGACTACTGTTGAAAAACAGAGGAATGCGTTTGATCAGAAGACAAACAACTTATTTAATGATGAATTCAAAGGTTTTGAATACAATATCGGTGATAAGAAGTTTAGATACAATGTGAAAAACGCGCAAGAGATTAAGAATACACAAAGCGACATCAATAATTTCGTCAAAAGGTTTTTGGCAGAGGATAATACAATGTCAGACGCTAAGGGTTATCATAAATCTCTTTATACTGCGATGAACGCTGATAACATTGCGCAGCACTTTTATGAACAAGGTAAAGCTGATGCTTTAAAAGACTCAATTGCTAAAAGCAAAAACGTGAGTATGCAACCTCGACAAGGTCTTGGTGAAGTTAAAGTCAGTGGTACTACGTTTAAAGTGATAAGCGGTGAACAATCACCATCATTCAAAGTAAAAATGAGAAAAAAGTAATTAACTTTAAAAATTAGAAATTATGGCAGTAGGTACAATTACGCCAGGAGCAGGTGCATTACCAGCAACTCCTTCGGCAGTAAAACAAACTGTAAGTGATGCTTTCTTAGACCTAAGAACTTTAGGTTGGGCACAGCAATACTTACCAGAATTAATGGAACAAGAAGCAGAAGTTTTTGGAAACAGAACTTTATCTGGATTCTTATCACAAGTAGGAGCAGAAGAAGCAATGGCTTCTGATCAAGTTATTTGGTCTGAGCAAGGACGTTTACACGTTTCTGCAGCAGGTGCAATCGTAGCAGCATCAGGTGTTGTAACAGCTAATGGTCACTCTGTAAGATTGAATGACACTGTAGTATTAAATCAAGCAGCAGGAACACTTAAGTGTTTAGTAACAGCTGAAGATACTAATACTTTTACAGTAGTACCTTATACTCAAGCGGCTATGGACACAGCTGGTGCAATAGTATTTGTTGACGGTGCTGTAACTGGATTCGTATTTGGATCTGAGTACAAGAAAGGAACTGACGGTAGAGCTGAGTCTCTAGAGCCAAGTTTTGAATCTTTAACTAACAAACCAGCAATCATCAAAGATTTGTATGAAGTATCAGGTTCTGATGCATCTCAAATTGGTTGGATTGAGGTTTCTGGCGAAAGCGGACAAAATGGTTACCTATGGTATCTAAAAGCTTCAGGAGATACAATGTCTAGATTTACAGATTACTGTGAGATGACTTGTATTGAAGGTGAGCTTACGGCTGCTGGTGCAGGAACTGTAGGTCCTCTTAACGCTTTATCAGGAACTGAAGGTGTATTTGCTGCTGTTGAAAACAGAGGTAATGTAACAACTGGTGGTTTTGATGATGTAACTACGACTTTAGGTACTTTTGATCTTATCTTGAAAAGATTTGATACTCAAGGAGCTATTGAGGAGAACATGATGTTCTTAAACAGAAACCACTCTCTTGCTATCGATGATATGCTAGCTAGTTTAAATGGTGCTGCTCAAGGACAAGCTGGAGTTAATGCTAATACCGTTGCTGGTTCTTCTTACGGAGTATTCAACAACGAAGCTGATATGGCATTAAACTTAGGTTTCACTGGTTTCAGAAGAGGTTCTTATGACTTCTACAAGACTGACTGGAAATACTTAAACGATTTCACAACTCGTGGATCATTCGTTGATATTAATGGTCTTATTGTTCCAGCTGGTGTTTCTTCAGTTTACGATCAAATGTTAGGGAAAAACATGAAGCGTCCGTTCTTACACGTGCGTTACAGAGCTTCTCAAACTGAGTCTCGTAAGATGAAAACATGGGTAACAGGATCTGTAGGTGCTGTATCATCTTCTTTAGATGCTATGGAAGTACACTACTTATCTGAGAGATGTTTAGTAACTCAAGGCGCTAACAACTTCATGTTGTTAAAATAGTCTTAACAATTATTAATAACTACCCTGTCTTCGGATGGGGTAGTTTTTTTTAACTAATTATTATTATATTATATTATGACAAAGAAAACAAAATTAGGCAATACCTCAGCAAAGACTGAGATAAGCAAAAAAACAGTAAAAAGTACAGCACCTGCTCCGGTAATTCCAACAGGAACTAGAGAGGTGCAATTAGAAAAAGGAACTAAATGGGAGATGAAAGATAGGACGTATGTGCTTAAAGGTTCTAAGACGCCTATAACACACATGATTCCATCTTCAAATATCTTTTGGTTTGATGAAGAAAAAGGATATGAGAGAGAGTTGAAAAATACTACAAATCAAAAATCTCCTTTCGTAGATGAGATGCTAGGTGGTCAACACAGAATGTCTCATATTGTTTTTGAAGATGGAATATTAATTGTTCCAAAGCAAAAGCAAGTTCTTCAAAAATTACTTTCACTTTATCACCCATTAAAAGATATTCTGTACTCGGAATATAATCCTGTAGCAGAAGCTACGTATGAGGTTGATAACGTTGAATTAGAATTAGAAGCTATGAATGCTGCTGTAGCAATGGAAATTGATATGGCTGAAGCTATCATGAGAGTAGAGATTGGTTCTAAAGTGTCTAAGATGAGTTCTAAAGAACTTAAAAGAGATTTACTTATGTTTGCTAAAAACAATCCAAACTTGTTCTTAAGTTTAGCTAATGACGACAATGTTCATCTTAGAAATATTGGAGTTAAAGCAACAGAAATGAATATCATAAAACTATCACCAGACCAAAGAACTTTTTCTTGGGCTAGTAACGATAGAAAACTATGCACAGTTCCTTTCGACGAGCATCCTTACTCTGCATTAGCATCTTGGTTCAAGACTGATGAAGGTATGGAAGTGTTTTCTACGATTGAAAAACGAATGAATTAGTGTGATTATCTGTAGAAGCTAGGCTACGATAAAGGTGGCCTAGCAACTACACAACATAAAAAAGACATGGCAGTAAGTATAGATACAGTATATCAAAGAGTTTTGGCTATTGCCAACAAAGAACAAAGAGGTTATATTACACCTCAGCAATTTAACTTATTTGCTAATCAAGTTCAATTAAGGATATTTGAACAGTACTTCTATGAGCTAGATAAGTTTCTAAGACTACCGGGTAACGACTCTGCTTACTCTGATAGAATAAACATACTTGAAGAAAAAATAGCTTTTTTTGAAAAAAACAAAGTGCCTGTGGTTAGTGTAGGTGGAAATACTTTAGGTAGCCAACTACAACTTAACTCAAATTTCTTAAAAACTGGAATATTCAGTACAACGAGTTATCAAATAAACGTTATACAAATAGCTGGTCAAGAAGAAACAGTTTACTCAAGTGCCGCCGGTACGTTAAAACTACCAGGAAAAGCAACTACTGGTACTAGAGTAGAGTTTGTAACTAATACCTTATCACTATATCCTTTTGGATTACAATCAGGAGTAGAATATCAGTATACATATACTATTGCATCTAACGGAGGTAGCACTGACCTTAGGCTTTACGATGATGATGAATCAACTTACACGTCTATACCACACGCTACTGGTTCTAACACAATTAAAATTGTTGCTGGAGGATCTAGGTTATTTCTTTGGAATGCAGATGAGACTCCAGCGAATCAAATCACTTTTAGCAAGTTTTCTGTTCAAGAAGTATTAAAAGATGAGGCTACACTACCTACGGACTTATATAGACTAGGCAATGTATTTCACAAAAATGGAGCTAAAAACATTATAAACGAAAACATAACGGCTAAAGAAGCTGATTTAATGGAGCAAACAGCTCTATACAAAGCAACAACTCTTAGGCCAAACTATGTTAGAATTTCTCCAACAAAAATTAAATTTTATCCTGTAGAAGTTGTGCCAGTAAGAACAACCGCTACTATTACGTGCGACTACGTTGCTAAACCAACTAAAGTTGAGTGGGGTTACAATATAGTTCTTGGGCAAGCCTTATATGATGCCAGTAAAACAACAGACTTCGAGCTTCACCCTTCAGAAGAAACTTCGTTAGTGTTTGATATTTTAGCGCTAGCTGGAATAATGATGGAAGACCCTAACTTGATTAACATCTCTAATCAAGAAGAGGCAAGTAATAACCAACAAGAATTAATGTAAGAATATGGGACTATTAACAGGTACAGATAAAAATTATTATCAAGGAGATGATTTAGGTAATTATCAATTCACATCTCTTGAAGATATTATAAATCAGTTTATAATAGCTTACGTAGGTGAGGGTAAGATAATTAGTAAAATTAAAAGAGCAGACGTTGCTTTTCATGCTCAAAGAGCTTTGCAAGAGATGAGTTTTGACACATTTAAGTCTGTAAAGTCCCAAGAAATAGTTTTGCCACCAAGCTTAACAATGATTCTACCAAGAGACTATGTTAACTACGTTAAATTAACTTGGTCAGACAAAGCTGGTATAGAGCATGTTATATATCCAATATCTAAGACTAGCAACCCAACTAAAGTGCTGCAAGATGAAGATGGTAGCTATTTGTTCATGGGTACTAGTGGTGACTTGAGAGTAGATCAAAACGTAGACTTTTCAGAATCAGACTCTAGAACTTGGGATAACTACAAGAGTGTTGACTCTCACGAAAATTCACAGTCAAACTTAGATTACGATCAAGATTTTTGGAACTATAATGTAGGACAGAGATATGGTCTTGATCCTCAGTTTGCTCAAATTAACGGATCTTTCTATATTGATGAGTTAAAAGGTTTAATACACTTTAGCTCAGGGTTAGTTGGTGAAACTATACTAATAAAATACATAAGTGATAGTCTTGGTACAGATGCTGAGATGAAGGTTCACAAAATGGCTGAAGAAGCTATGTACAATCAAATTGCTTACGCTATTCTTTCAACAAGGTCTAACGTTCCTGAAGGTCTTGTATATAGATTTCAAAAAGCAGCGAGAGCAACAAAAAGAAATGCAAAATTAAGATTATCTAATATTAAGTTAGAGGAAATCACACAAATATTAAGAGGTAAGTCGAAACAAATTAAACATTAGTATACATGGCTGAATTAAAAAGAAACTTTCTTGAAGGTAAGATGAATAAAGACGCCGACGAAAGGTTGGTTCCAGATGGTCAGTATAGAGATGCTTTAAACATAGAGATAAGTACATCTGAAAATAATAACAAAGGAGTTGTTCAAACTTTGAACGGTAATGTTGAGCTATCTCCACTAACCACTTCAACAGCAACAACACTTAGCGTTGATGCAATAACAGTTGGAAGTATTGTAGATCAATCTAATGGATTAGTGTATAACTTAGTTAGTAAAGCTGCTAACCTGACTGGAACTCCAGCTGTTGGAATTATCTCAGACGCTATAATAGAGCTTGAGCCTAAAAGTGATTACTCAATAACTGATTCAACAAAGTTAACGTTCAAACCTGTGCTTACGGACGTGTACGAGGCTAGATACCAATCTTCAGCTTTTTCTACCAACATAATAACTGGACTACCAACTACAGAAGCTGGCGTAGACAGTGATGGTGGTGTAGTAAATAGAACAGAAGGTATTAAGCCTGGTATGAGAGTTCAAGCTATCACAACGGGTGGTGATGATCTTTGGGCTGGTGCTGACATTAGAGTTAAGTATCAAGCTCAAAATGGTGACGTTGTATTAACTAGTGTATCTCAGTTAACAAGTGTTTATACAGCTCAAAATATAACTGATGACGTTGTACTAAGGTTTACTAAAGATAGATTTTTAAATTTTCAACAAGGAACCTCTGAGTTGGAAGCAAATGTTGGTGATGGAACTTCTAGTTCTGTAACGCCAAATAGTAATATAGTGACTGGTATAAATTTAGTAGAAGACTTTTTGCTTTTTACAGATGGTAGAAACGAGCCTAAAAAAGTTAATATAGTTAGATCTAAACTTGGTACAGATTCTATAAGAGAAAATTCAATACTATTTATTAAAAAAGAAAACTCTTACGTAAAAGCTGGTAAAGGAATACTTATAGACGAGTCGCATGTAACGGTGATTAGACCTAACCCAAATACTCCTATTACAGTTATTGCAACGACAGATAATTCTTCTAATGGAACTCCTACCGTAGTTGTAACAGGGAATCAAAACCCACAGGGTCCTTTTGGACTTTTTAAACTAGCCACCGCTGCAAACGTAACGTACCAAGTTGGCGCAAACTTTTATGTTCAGCTTCAAGCTGATGCTAGTTATGCTACAAATCAAATTCTTAGAATAACTGGTGCTACTTCAGCAACTAACGCAACAGTTATTGTCACTGACTACTTTTCTAGTTCAGATACATACAGACTTACCGTCCAATACATTGATCCTACTTACGATCCAAGCTCTACAGCAGCGGAACTTTGGAGCGTTGCGACAATTAAAACAGAGGCTTTTTACAACGAAACATTCGTTTATTTCGCCTATAGGTACGTGTACACGGATGGTGAAAGATCTTGTATATCCCCATATTCTACAGCG